GACTGGTCAATTCTTTGTTGCAAAGAAATCATTATTCAATAAGACACCATTGTTCTACACTTCTGAACATGATATAAAAAATGCAGAAGAACTAAGTGGACAACTCAAAGAGAAATTCTTAACATCATTCAAATATCTATCTAAACTATCTTGGTCAAATGTCATGCAAGGTGACTTGATGTATACAAACGATAAGAAAACACAAAAGATAGATGGTAAATCATTCATAACATTTCAACCAAACACAATTTTATATGCAGTGGATGAATCCTCAAACCTTGGTAAAGTTATAGCAGGTTCTAAGATGGGCATTGTATTCCACACCACATACGAGGGTAGTACTATAGAAGGATTGAGTGCATCATTTGGTGCAAACATATCTAAATTAGGTTCTAGTAGTGATGTATGGATAGATGATGCATCATACAAAGATGTCAGTGGTAATAGTTCAATGACTTCAAAGGAGACTCTCAAACTAACACAAGAGTTGACTGCAACAGGTAAAGCTTTCCATGGTATTACTAGGAAAGACTTACAGAAGTTTCAAGATATACAGATGACTATCACAAAGAAAGGTGCTGGTGCATCCTATAAGACTTACTGTAACTCATTAATCAGACAAGGTAAGTTCAATCCATCATTCGATGGGTACATTAAACACTTTGAAGGATATTGGAAAGATAAAGTTGTTGGTGGTGTTAAAACAGAGAAACACAAATTAATTAAAACAGAGATTGGTGAAGACCTTTCAAGAGAACTTAGAGGTCTTAAAAAGTTTATTACTAATCTTACTAGTTTCATGGGTCACTTGGTAGTTGCAAAACAGATTATTATTGTTGCCCTAAATAGAGTAAAGAGTATCGGAACATTCAAAAAGACTGCAAACGGATTCGAAGCAGTTAACCCCGAAGGTTACGTTGCAATCGACAGAACAGGTAAAGCTGTTAAACTTGTAGACCGTATGGAATTTGCATTTAACAACTTCACTGCAATCAAAAATTGGGATAAGTAATGAAACAATTCGGTAAATTTTTAACAGAAGCAAAAGACAAGGGTGTTGTATTTACATTCGGTAGATTCAATCCACCCACAACAGGTCATGCAAAATTAGTAGACAAGCTTAAAAAAGAAACCAGCGGTGGTTATCAACCAATGCTTTTCTCATCTCATTCAAACGACAAAAAGAAAAATCCATTAGACCATAAACTCAAAGTAAGATATCTTAAGAAGTTCTTTGGTAAGATAGTTGCAGACGTACAAGCACGTACTGTATTCGAGATTGCAAATGAATTACATAGACAAAATTTTAAACGTGTAAAGATGGTAGTTGGTTCAGATAGAATCAAAGAGTTCGAAATGTTACTCAAGAAATACAACGGAGTAAAAGCAAGACACGGCTACTACAAATTTGATGATATACAAATTGTATCAGCAGGAGAGAGAGACCCCGATGCAGATGACCTAAGTGGAATGAGTGCATCTAAGTTAAGAGCTCTTGCAGAAGTTGGTGACTTTAAAGCATTTGCACAAGGTGTTCCATCTAGAAATAAAAAAGATGTAGAACAACTATACAAAGATATCCGTAAAGGAATGGGTATCGTAGAATCCACACTACCCGATTATATGATTGAAGATTTAATCAATGAAGGAGTCTATGACCAAGGTACATTCAAAGCAGTGTTCTTTAGTGGTGGGCCTGGAAGTGGTAAGTCAACAGTGGTACAAAAGTTATCACTAAAAGCACTTGGTTTAAAGTTAGTTAATACAGATGCAGCTTTTGAAAATGGATTAAAGAAGGCAGGAATGTCACTTGATTTACGTGGTGCAGACTTTGATAAAGTTGACCCTATCCGTGCAAAAGCAAAGAATATCACTACAAAGAATATGAACAACTATATTGGTGGTAGACTTGGAATGATATTTGATACTACTAGTGCAAACATATCTAAAATACAAAAATATAAGAAATCATTAGATGCACTAGGATATGAGTCTAAGATGTTATTTGTCAGTGCATCATTAGACAACGCACAAAAAAGAAACGAAATGAGACCTAGAAAATTACCCAAAGAAATAGTTAAACAAGACTGGGATAAATCTAGAAAAAATGCAGATGCATTGAAAAAGATATTTGGTAGAGATTATGTAGAGATTACAAATGATGAAGACCTTAAATCTTTAGAAAAGAAATCTCTCAAACTATACACAAAACTTCTAGGTTGGAGTGGTTCATTCCCTAGTAACAAACAAGCCCTCAACTGGAAACAAGCAGAATTAGATGCTAAAAAACGATAAATAGTACTATGGACATATTAGACTCTATACTTAACGAAAGAAAAGTCAAACAAGACAAAGATATTGAAGACCGTAAAGGTACTCAACCATCTAAGTATTACGCAAAGGATGCTGATGGTGACGAAATGTCTAAGTCTACTAAACAAAAACGTGCAGCTCATTTTGCACAGAAGAAAGACGGCCCTGCACCTGGCGACCATAATGCAGATACCAAACCTTCGAAACACACTAAGAAGTATAAAGATATGTACGAAGGTGCTGGTAAATCACTTGCAAAGAAAGCTGACAAATCGGGTATTTCCAAAGGTATCCTACAACAGGTTTATAACAGAGGTGTGGCTGCATGGAAGACTGGTCATAGGCCAGGCACTACTCCAGAGCAATGGGGACATGCAAGAGTAAACTCTTTCATTACTAAAGGTAAAGGAACATGGGGTGGTGCAGATAAAGACCTTGCAAAGAAAGCTGGTGCATCTGAGTCAGTCCAAGAAGGAAAACTAGTTACCAGTGCTCGTGATATTATTGATTTAATCATGAAAAAGGTTGGTCAAAAAATGGAAGATGAACTCAAAAAGAATCCCGAAAAAGGTATTGGTCTCATCAACACAATCGGTGCAATGATTAAACATAAAGTTACCGATAAGAAACAAGAGAAAGGTAAACTATTTCTTAAGTTCGGTGACAATCTAGAAGGTGATGAACTATTCGAAGATGCAGCTGTAGATGCAGCGGAGTTAAAAGCAAAACAGGCAGGTGAACTTGAAAGACTTAAACTAAGACAAGAGGATGAACTTGAAGCTTTAACTAAAAGACACGAGAGAGAAACAGAAAGAATCGATGGTCAGAAAGAGAAAGAGACAGCAGACAAACAAATTCAAGCAAAACGTGATGCAGACAGAAAGAAAGCAGAAACGAAATCAGAAAGTTATAATACTATTTTAAAACTAAGAGGTATCAAATGAGTGGAAATAAAACAAACAACGGAGTACACGAAGTGGGTACCGATGAAACTTTAAAGGCGTATCAAGACGATACACCAGGCCAACAAGTAGAGAAGTATCTATCACAAGTTAAAGTGGTCAATGAACAGAGACAGAAGAAACATTTCTCTTCTAAGTATCCTAATCCATTAAAAGGGTTTCCTTATAATGAAGAGAAACTAGAAGAAGCATGTTGGGATGGTTATGTTCAGAAAGGGTTCAAGATGAAAAATGGTAAACAAGTACCAAACTGTGTCCCTATAGGTGAAGAACTTGAAGAAGTAAATGAAATATTTGGTATTTCACAAGACTCTAGATATAGAGCAAAAGTAATGAAGATGCTTGATGACGAGGGTATCAAATATAAAAAAGACGGTAGAAACGCACTCATTATTTTAGGAGTTAAACCAAAAGACCAAAAGAAATTACTCAATAGAATACATAAAGAATTTGGTATGTCTTCTTACAGTATGATTGATGAAGGTAAAAACCTTGAAGAAGCAAAGTATACTAATATACACAACAAAATTAAAAACATCAAAAATCTTAAAAGAAAAGAATCAGAGTTTATTGCAAATATAGACCCAGCAGTCATGGGACAAGTCGTTAAAGCACTTATGCCTATGTTCGAAGAGGTAGACTTGGAAGATTAATGAAAACGCTGAGAGAAGTCGCAATAGACGAAACATTAGAGTCTTTGCAGTCAGAAGGTATCAACCTTACAGATAACCCATTCCGATTGGGGTCAATGATGTACTTTGAAATCATCAAAGAAGCACGAAAGCTTATTGCTGAAGACAGGTACACACTCACAGAAGTCGACAAACAAATCATAGAAACAGACCTAGGTCAATTCGAAGTATACGAAGGGAACATTGTTCCTTTAGATTGTCCTATGATTATGGAAGAAGAAGACAAGAAAGACGTTAAACTCAACTCACCTAAAGTTGGTGGTAGTAAGAAATACTATGTCTATGTAAAGGACGGAGATAAAATTAAGAAAATCTCATGGGGAGATACTACAGGGTTGAAAGTAAAACTGAATAACAAGAAGGCAAGAGCATCTTTTGTTGCAAGACACCAGTGTGACACAAAGAATGATAAGACTACGGCAGGCTATTGGGCATGTCGACTACCGTACTACGCAAAACAATTAGGTTTGAGTGGTGGGGGAGATTTTTTTTGGTAGTCTAAATATAGGTGTAGGTTACATTATGAGAGAATTATATCACAGTTACGTTAAGGATAACAGAAAGGCAGAAGTATTTAAAACAGACTTAGGTTGGGAAGTAGACCTTACAAACAGTAAAAGGAATGAGAATGCAACAAGAAAGGTGCATGACCATTCAGAGACATATGCAGAGAATGTTGCAGAGAATTATGTCGAAAAAGTGTTCGATTTAGAGCCTAACGATTTTGGTTACTATGGATACAATAGAAAAACAGACAACTACCATCCAGAGCTCGACTAAACCTTACACCGAAAAGGTAGAGGAACAACATGGTACAGGTGTACCTTACGTTATAAGAGAGTTCGAAGACAGTGTATTGGAAGAAGAACTGGTCTGGCATAGAGACAGAGAGTCTCGACAGGTTAGTGTATTAAGTGGTACTAACTGGTCATTACAACATGATGACGAGTTACCTATATTATTAAATCAAGGAGAAGAGTATTATATTCCTAAAATGACCTACCACAGGTTGATAAAAGGACAAGGAAATCTTGTTGTTAGGATACGAATTACATAAATAAGACTATGAGTTATAAATCAGAAAATTGGAAAGAGAAATTAGACGAAGTTCGTAACTATGTCGAACCACGTAAAGAAGGCACGATAGAAAAGACTGCAGAGGATATTATTTCCGATGAAATTGAAGCATTAGTAGCTCATCTTGAGGAAGAAAAAGTTGAAGACACTCTTCCCGAAGTAGAAGATATAGAAGAATTTATTGCTGAAGAGGGAATGGGAGATAAAATCTCTAAACTTTTCAAAACTAAGGACAAAAAAGAAGTCAGTGGTATTGCAAATCTTATGAACATGACAGATGTCAAAGTTCTACAAGCTATGCAGAAACAAAATCCTAAAGGATTCAAAAGAATGACTGCAAAGATGGGTGAACTTCCAGCAATGGAAGAGGTTCAAGAAGAAGTCATAGAAGAAAATTTATCCTTTGAGAAAACAGTAGAAAAACTTACAGAAAAAAACATGTTAGGTAGACTTGCAAAGTCTTTACGTCTCGATGAGGCAGGTAAAGAGAAAATGTTTGACTACTTCGAAAAAGGGGAATTAAAACAATGAAATTTGAAGGATTAGGACATGGTCTATCTGCAGACTTACTTGCAGCTGCCAATGCAATCGTATTAGAGAGTGGAGACTACAAGAAGTTTTTCCAATCCGCACTTAAGAAGTTCGGAGTAACATCTCCAGCAGAACTTAAAGGTGATAAAGAAAAAGAATTCTATGACTATATCGATAAGAACTGGAAAGGTAAAGACGAAAAGAAAGAAGCAATAGAAGTTAAGTTACCCGAAACAGTTGAAATTGAAGAGACAGAAACATTCAACGAGAAGGCTGGAAAGTATGCAAAATACTCAGACCTTCTTATGCAAAAAGCAAAACTAGTTGCACAAGGCCCAGTTGCAACAAAAGAAGTTGGTGATATCAACAAAAAAATCAAAGCTGAAATCAAAAAACTAGGTATTAAAGAAGACAAAGGATTTGAGAAAATTCTTATGGGTGCATTCGGTGAAGGAATAGAAGAGAAAGCAAAACCTTCAAAGAAGTTTATCAAACTTGGTGATGAAAAAAAAAATCTAAAAACCCCTGTTACTGAGGCAAGTAGAGATTATTACAAACAAGTAGATGCTCTTATAGCAAAGCACGGTAATGAAAAACCTTTCATTTACAAGGCACCTAAGTTAAATAAAATTTTAAGTGACCTTACAAAATTAATGAAGAAGGAGAAAGAATTTCCTGATTCACAAAAATACGGTAAACTGATACAAGGACACTTAAAGAAGTGTGAAGTTATGGGTTACGAAGAGAACATCGTATTAACAAATAAAATGCATGAAAAGTTTGTAAAAGACTTTCAAGGCGACACAATGTTTAGAGAAGATATGGCAGAAATCATCATGCAAGATGCGATTCTATCATACGCAATATTTGGAGAGTAGAATGAATTTATTTCATGAAGCAAAGAAAGTTTTAGATAAGGATGGTAAAGTCAATCCTTTGGGCCCATATGGGAAACAAAAACTTACAGGTAGAGAGGTATCTACATACTTCAGAAGAAATAAAGTCAGTGACCCCGAAGTTAAGAAAGCTGTAGAAGTTGCACTTGACCTTGGTGGTGCAGACACTATTGCAAGACAAGAAATTAAAAAGTTCTACGGTGATAAGATTCTAAAATCAAAAGAAGTTCAGAATGCATTGAAGTATGCAAACGAAGAATTCCAATTTCAAGAAGATTACAAAAAAGTAATCAAAATGTATCCAAGAGATAAAGACTGGAAGAAACTCATCACAAAACACAGAAAAGCAATTGATGATTTCAGAAAGAACAACAAAGATTTACCTAAAAAGGTAGAAGACGATTTAATAGGTTGGGCATCATCAACTGGAGCAGTTGGTCATAAAGACGATGTAGAAGACTTCATAATGGACATCCTTGATGAAGGCATCATTTCCGAGAAGTTCAAACCTTACAGTGACAAACAGTATCCTAGATGTGTAGACTTCTACATTCAATTCAGAGGTGGTAAAGGAGACAGAATCACTTCAGAAGAGAATAAGAAAGACTTCATTAAAGCAACAGATATGATTGATGCATACTGTAAGAAGAACAAAATCAAACAGAAACCAGTTTACTCAACACCAATGGAAGGTTCAAGTGCATACAAAGTCGGTCTTATGATTGACAAA